AGTGCAGAAAGACAGCCAGATGAATCTGATTTAGACTACGCAAAGAGAGTAGGTTTTGCAGGTGCTAAAGGAGCAGCAGAAGGTTACTTTTTAAAACACATATCTAATTTTAGTTTACCAACAAGAATAACAGCTATGGGGTCAATGGGTTTAGCATCTCCTGCACCAGACGCAGAAACTAGATTAGCACAAGGAGTAGCATTTGGAGCACTAGGTATTATCGGTCCAAAAGTTGCACCAGAATCTCTAATTGACAGAGGTATTATAAAAACTATTGATAAAATACAACAATCTAAAAATATAGCAAAAGCAGAAAAAGTATTTAGTGATGATTTAAAATCATTGAGCATATTAAAAGACCAATACAATTCTTATAATAGACAAGTAGAAAAATTACAATTTGAAAAAAGCAAACTAGATAAAACTGTCACAAACGTTAGGACAGGCACAGAAAGAAGAGTAGAGTCACAAAACAGAATTAAGAATATAAATCAAGAAGTAAACTCAATAAACGCTACAAAAGGTAAACTAAGAAAAGATATAGAAACACTTAATAATTCTGTGATAGTGAGAAAATTATTTTCTAATGAATTTCATAGAGATTTTGATTCAACAGTTTTATTTACCCCTACTCAAGCAAAGTTAAATTTTGTTCAGCCTAAAGTAATTAAGGAAACAGTTAAGAAAAGAAATGCAGAAGGAAAATATGACAAGGTAGAGCAAGATAGAACTATATTAGTTAGAAATACTAAGGCAATGCCATCTGAAGTAGCTGAAAAAGGTTTTGATACTTTTATAAGAACAGTAACTTTAGGAACAAGAAAACAAGTATTTCCTGCTAAGTTTTTAAATGATTACCCAGTAACTAAATACATTGTAGATTTAGCAAACAAGAATAGATATGAAACAGAGTATTTAGTAAAACAAGTATTAGATAATCCTAAATATACAAAGCAAGGACCTAAAAAAGACAAAGCTATTGGTTTAGATTTAATATTTGACATAAATGCATCTCCCACCAACGGAGGAGCTTTAACTAGGATGTTAAACTTATCATTTAAAAAACAAGAACAACTTGTAAATGCTATCAATAAAATAAATGTAGACATGATAGAGTTTAGAAAGTTAAGTAAAGAGGAAAAAGTAAATCATCCTAGATTCACTGAAAATCAAGTTGCAAAAGATTCTTATTTAAGAAATGAATTAAAATTAGACAGTGACCAACTTGCTGCTAGAGAAGACTTTTTAGGCGCATTTGAGTTTGTCAGAAGATTAGAGAATGATTCTATTAGTAAGTACGGTGCAGTTGGAAGTTCACTCATACAAAAAAGAGAAAATTATTTTCCGCACTACTATTTAGGTGATTATAAAGTATATTTAAGAAACTCACAAGGAGACACAGTAGGTATATATGAAGCTAAAAATTTAAAGGAAGCTGCAAAACGAGCAAAAATGATTGAAGATGCAGCTAAAGAAGAGGGTAAAACTGTAAGCGTTAACTATAGAAAAATGAGAATAGAAGACACTTCAGATATCAGCGCACAAACATTTCAAGACATAAACAGATTAGCTAATAGATACAATGTAGGAAGAGACTTTATACAGAAGATTGATGACTTAATGGTAAAAAATTATGCTGCTACTGGAACAAATGCTAGAAGATTAAAAAGAAAAGATTTAGAAATAGATGGATTTTTAGGCTCTGAAGGAGGTAAAACAGGTGTCACTAACTTTGTGAGAGCCATAGAATTATATGTTGAAGGTGGTATAAAAAGTGCACAAAGAAGAAAATTAGCATACTATATAAATGAATTTGCTAATAAACCTATAGATGTCAATTATAAAAATGTAAATAGAACACCTACTAAAATAAGAGATTTATACAAACATGATGTAAATTTTGCAGAATCTTATGTAAGACAGGCAACTGGATTGCCTATAAATAAAGTTGTAGAGTACATAAGAAATAAACCTCTCGGTAACGAAATAGAAAGACAAACTCAAACTTGGTACAGAAGAACTGCTAGACTAGCTAACACTTGGTTCTTGCTAGCTTTGAATCCTAGATTTTTAATGCTACAGGCAATGCAACCACTTCAAATGTTACCACACAAACTAGCTGATATGTCACAACAATTCAGAGGTAGTAACACGATTGATGCTACAACTCACGCATATTACTCATACGCAGAGGGAACTATAAGCGTATTTAAACCTGATGCATTTGGTAGAAAACTAACTAAATCTGCACTAGAACAAGGTGTTATAACAGAGGCTATGTTAAGAGAATATCTAGGAGAAATGTATTATCAACAAGGCAAAATTACTCCTAGAAGATTAGGTCCTTTATTTAAAGGTGTGGTT